CATACCAACTTATTCAGGGTGGCGCTGATCTAGGATCGGTAAAGGAAATGCTGGCTGTAAGCAAAGAACTCGCTGCGGAACAGGCGAAGCGTTCCTTCTCGGTAGCAATTGCGGCGGCGAAAGCCGAGTTGAAACCAATCGTCAAAAACCGAGACGGCCATAACACGAGATACGCGGACTTCGCGGCTATTGCGGCGGCTGTTGATCCAATCATATCGGCTCATGGCTTGTCCTATCGATTCCGCACGACCCAGAACGATGGGCGCAATCAGGTGACATGCATCATTGAACACGTTGACGGCCACGCGGAAGAAAATACCATCTCCGCCCCTTCCGACACATCGGGCAACAAGAACGCAATTCAAGCTATAGGATCTGCCCTCACCTACCTGCAGCGATATTCTTTAGTGCAGGCCCTGGGTCTTGCTGTCGCGCACGATGATGATGGCAAGTCGGCAGGCAAAAATGCCACTGTTGTAAGCAAAGAACAGTTTCAAACAATCAATCGCCTGCTCGGTGAAGCTAAGGTCAATGCAACCGAATTTTGCGTAGCCTACAAGGTCGATTGTGTAGCTGATCTTCCTGCATCTTTCTTTGATGAAGCTGTGAAGCTTCTGAAAAAGAACATCGCTAAGGCCGCAATGGACGGCGTAGCGAAATGATCCAGGTATTCGACATGGATCAGGGTGGAGACGAGTGGTTTCAGGCTCGTCTCGGCATCCCTACCGCTTCCAAATTTGCAACCGTCATGGCGAAAGGCGAAGGCAAGACGCGCTCTGAGTACATGCGTAAGCTGGCTGGAGAAATCCTAACCGGCGAAGTTACGGAAAGCTTTTCAAACTCGCACACTGATCGCGGCAATGAAATGGAATCCGAAGCGCGACTGAAATATGCATTGGCAGAAGGCGTCTCACCATACCAAGTCGGGTTCATCCGCAATGGTGAAAAAGGCGCAAGCCCTGACAGCTTAATCGGCGTAATCGGCGGCTTGGAAATCAAGACGGCCTTGCCGCACATCCAGATTGATCGCTTGGAACGCAACCGCCTGCCGCCAGAGCATAAGGCACAGGTACAGGGCAATCTCTGGATCTCAGACCGGGAATGGTGGGATTTCGTTTCCTACTGGCCTCGCCTGCCGATGCTCTGCGTCCGCGTGTTCCGTGACGAAGATTACATCAAAACCATGTCCGACGAGATTGACCGCTTCAACGATGAGAAAGCGGCACTGATCGAGCGCATCCGCTCTTACGGTCAGGACACGGCAAAGGAAGCAGCATGAGCCGCGCAACCCTCGTAATCAGCAATGACCTTGTACGCCAGAAGGCAATCAACTGGCTGCGCAGCAAGCACCTCCGTTGGGGAACCCGCGTTGAGTTCAAGGCCCCAAAGCGTTCGCTTCCACAGAACGATAAAATGTGGGCGATGCTCACGGAGGTAGCGGATCAAGCCCGATATCACGGCGTGAAGCTGGCTTGCGACGACTGGAAGCTGATCTTCCTCGACGGTCTTAAGCGAGCCAAGCAGCAGGAACTGCGCTTTGTGCCAAACCTCGACGGTACCGGCTTTGTAAACCTCAGCACATCATCATCCGATCTTTCAAAGGATGAAATGGGTGAACTCATTGAGCTTATCCACGCATGGGGTGCGCAAAACGGCGTGACGTTTGCAGACGATGAAAGGAAATTCGGATGACCGCTATTTCCCTGCATGCCCCTTGGGAAGCTCGCAGCACCAAGGCCAAGGCTGAAAAGTATGTTTCCACCCACAGCCAGCTTGAGCGTGAAGTGCGCGGCAAGTTCGACCGTGAGTGCGAGCAGTATCTAGATATCGTCCTGTCGCTCACCGACTTCTCGGAGGTGCAGTATGGCACGGCGTGAGTTCACAAAGTCGGTCTATGCCGAAATCGTCAAGCGATCGATGCAGCCCAACGGTGATATCGCCTGCGAAGGTTGCGGCCTTATCCTAGGCAAGCGCAAATATCACATCGATCATATCAAAGCAGATGCTCTTGAGATCGATAAGAGCGCAAAGCTTACTGCAAAGGACGGTCAGCTCCTCGGCGTCGAATGCTGCCATAAGGAAAAGACCCGTCAGGACGTGGCAGTCATTTCCGAGGCCAAGCGCCGCGAGGAAAAGCACCTCGGCATCAAACGCCCGAAAGGCACGATTAAAAGCGCTGGCTTCCCGAAATACGAAAAGCCCGGCCGCATCGACAAATCCGCCCTTCCAACATTGCCATTGTCCCGGCTGATGCAGTCAGGGATTGCGAGGTCGCGAGCATGAGCACGAATAGTTGGAAATGGTACTCAGGCGACAATGAAGAAAATTATTCTTACGGCCCATTTGACACCCGTGAAGAAGCGATTGACGAAGCTCGCGGCGGGTATGGTGACGATGTCGGCATTCACGTCATTGAAGCCATCAAAGGCGAAATTCGCGTGCGGGACTATATTGGTGCGGATCACATCCTCGAAGAAGCTGAGGAGCGCGCCTATGATCTACGCGGCGAAGGCGATGACAACATATTCGACGTGACGCTGGATCAGGAAAAAGACCTCGCAGTAATGCTGAAAACAGCCTGCGATGCATGGCAGATAAAGCATGACCTTCGATTTGTTCCGTGGGTTTTCACCAGCACTCGAAACGCTGCGTATATCGCGCCGGAGGCTCGCCCATGACCATCCCAGATGAAGCAGTACAGGCGGCAGCACGCAAAGACGCTGAAATGTCAGGGCGCACATTCGATGCTCTCTCGGCTTCGGAAAAGAAGCGTTATCTTCTCCGCTCTCAAGAACAACTCACAGCCGCCCTGCCTTTCCTTACGGGGGTGAAGGTGAAGGCGCTGGAGTGGGCAGGGTACGGCGATGGATTAAAGTCATCAGCTTTCGGCGTCTCTGCATTCTATGGGATCAGCGGATCGCCGGGGAATTGGACCGTAACTTGGCCTGGAGAAGATCGGTATATCCATACCTCTGGATTTAAGACACAGATCGAAGCCAAAGCCGCAGCACAGGCCGACTATGAGGCTCGCATCCTGTCCGCAATCGAGGTGTCTGGAAATCCCGGACAACTGGAACAATCCCCGCGTGCGCAGGCGTTGGAGGAAGCGCTCCGGAACATACTTCACGCCGTATGTGGAGAAACGGGATTTGCTAACGCGGTTCGTCAAGTAAGCGGACTTCCTTGGCCATGGCCTTCTTTGGATATTGCGGAAGCTGACGCAATCCGCACCCTCTCTCAGCCTGTAGCGGATGGCTGGTTGCCGATTGAGACAGCGCCGAAGGATGGGACAGTCATTCAGGCTTGGCATGAGGTTCACAAATGCCCGGTTTCGGTTTTGTGGAAGGATGACGGTTTCCCGTACAAGGGCGAGCGTTTGAACTGGTACGAACGATCGTACACCACAGCTTGGCCAGAGCGCGCGTTCACCCACTGGCGTCCCCTCCCAGCTTCGCCGGGAGCGTCGGAATGAGAGACAAACCAGCTTTTCCATTTCACCCAGAAATTCGAGACGATGAGACTCGTGCGGGCATGTCTTTCCGCGAATACGCTGCCGTTAAATTCATGGCCGCGATAATCGAGGCAGATGGCATTCAATGCGCATTGCGGGACGCGCATGATCATGCCCGTGTTGCTGTCATCAATGCCGACGCTCTCATTGAAGCACTCACCCGCCCGACAGGAGGCAGCAACCATGGCGAATGAACGCGACAAAGAGATTTTACGGCGCGTTATGGCAGAGCCAACTTTTGAAAAGATTGGAGAAGCTATGAAGCGCGAGAAACAGAAGCATGAGCAAGGAGTGGTTGATATGTTGCGTTCTTCCACTCCCCAAGCCAAGAACACCCGCCCAGCCTCACCGGGAGCGTCGGAATGAGAAGCTTACGAGTTCTTATCGGATGCGAATATTCCGGAACGGTTCGCAGAGCATTTGCAATGCGTGGCCATGACGCTTGGTCTGTCGATCTGTTGCCGTCAGCTGATCGATCGAACAAGCATATCGTCGGTGACGTTCGTGATTACCTGGACGATGGCTGGGATCTGCTCATGGTTGCTCATCCGCCATGCACCCGTCTTTGTAACAGTGGCGTGCGTTGGCTTTCAGCGCCGCCTACACGACTGACAGCCGAGCATTACAGCAAATCTGAGATTGAAGCTTTTGCTTCGATGAGCCGTGATGAGCGCCATGCCTTCATGTGGCAGAAGCTGGACGAAGGTGCAGAACTGTTTTCAACCTTGTGGAACGCGCCAATTGAACGCGTCGCCATCGAAAACCCTGTCATGCACAAGCACGCGAAAAAGCGCATCCGAAACTACGAGGACTTCGCGCAGTCAGTGCAGCCTTACCAGTTCGGCCATCGTGAGACAAAGCGGACATGCCTCTGGCTTCGCGGCCTTCCGCCTCTGACACCGACAACGCCAGAGCTTGAAAGCGAATATCGTTCCTTGCCAGTAGAAGAACGCCGCAAGTGGGCGCGTGTTCACAACGCCTCTCCGGGCGCTTCCAGGTGGGCAGAAAGGTCAAAATTCTTTGAAGGAATAGCCGACGCCATGGGCGACCAGTGGGGCGGTTACGCAGAAAGTCAGGTGGCAGCATGAGTAAGCTTGGTACAAATCCTACCCCAAAAATGAACTTTTACCCAGAATATGTACCAGCCACCCGCCCCGCAGCGCCGGTCGAGGGGTTGGAGAGCATAGCGTGGAACTGCACATACCAGACATACGGCCATTTCACATTGAAAGAGCATGAAGCAAAGCAAGCAATAGAAGAAGGGGCGAACGTTGAAGAACTCGTCACCCGCTCGCAGGCCGAGGCCATCATTGCGGCGGAACGGGCGCAAACAGACGCTTACGGCATCGCTCTGATGATGATCCGAGAAGGCTGCAAAAATCCATCTGAAATTGCACGTAAAGCGCTTGAGAGGTTTGGCAAATGACATTGATCCAAGATTTACATGCCGCAATCAGCCGCCGCGATTGGCACGCTGTTGAAGTAGCCGCAAACGTTTTGCGCGACCAAGAAGCCCGCCCCGCCGCGCCGGTCGAGGGGCTGGAGACGGTTGGCTACGTGACGACATCGCCCACCGGAGCAGAGGTATTTCAGCGTAAGCCTCTGGTTCCGGGGCATGGTCAATTTGGTTACAAACAAGACGCAGTGGTCACCCGCTCGCAGGCTGAGGAGCTATTGGCGGCGGAACGGGCGGAGACGATGCGGCAAGTAAAGCACTGGTCCGAGCTTTATAAGCAGCAGCATTACCGTGCCGAGAAAGCCGAGGCCATCATTGCGGAGAAGGATGAAACGATGCGGAAATTTGGCAACATACAAAAGGCGTATGAAGAACATATCGAAGTGTTAAAAACCGACAACGCGGCGCTGACTGCGCGGGTTAAGGAGTTGGAGAAGGTTAACGCCAAGCTTTGCGATGACGTTATTGATTACGAGTTGAAGGTTGCTGAACGGGATGTTTCGCTGAAAGCCCTCGAAACCCAACTCGCGGCGGCAGAAAAGGCGCTGGAATATATAAGCGGAATTGGATTTGTTGCGGCAAAAGACGCACCGGCACACCATGACGAAGCTGTAAAGGTTGCCCGCGCCGCCTTGGAGGCCAAGCCATGAAGCTTCCAGACCTAACCCTGCTTTTTTATCTCGCAGGCTTTGGCTTGTTCTGTGCGGCTATTTTAATCATCGGCGGTGGCGGATGGCTTGGCTATCACCTTATCCGTGCAATTCTTTTCTACGTAGGTGCCGCATGACAGGAAATTGCAAGCACTGCAAAAATGGCTGGCTGGATAATCGCTTTGGCCAAGATGTTGAATGCGTGAACGGCATCCCTATCGATATCGACGTTTACCATGAAGGTCATCAGCGTGACGCGCTTTATCCAGTCGCGCCATGTCATCCGGATTGGGAGCGTCAGTGCGCTGGCGATGAGAATGTCGGCCTCGACTGTCAGGAAAGGATCGCCCATGACCCTCATTGAAAGACTATCCAAGCTGGACGGGCCACGCTGGGGTGTTCGCATCACGCCTGAAAACTGCTTGATAGATATCCCAGATCTAAAGCGCTTCAATATTGGCGATGAAGTTATCTGTGATGCATCGGAGGATTTTGACCGCTTTGAAGGCGTGATTATCGGGATCGAATTGCGACGGGTTTATGGATCAAATCGCCTCGAACCAAGCATCACGCTTCTGCATGACGGTTACATCACTGACGGGTTTAAGCCGCGAGATCTTCGCCAAGCCCTGAAAGGCGCTTCCGAATGACCCTAATACTTCGGGAATTTCGCCATGCCTTCAACCTCGGCGCTCTGATGCGTGAAGATAAGACCGATATTCTTGCCTCTGCATTCAACGCAACGAAGCTTTGGAACAAGATCATTGTGCAATGCTCCGTGATCCGCACCAAGCTTTTCAGTAAGTGCGGGCAAGTCGAGCGCAACGTTGTGATGACAGCCGTTGCAGTAAGCCGTGATCCTGTATCCGTACTTGATGCACTCACCAATCGTTCTGTTCGTGCTGATGTATGCCATGACGCTCTCCTGTCAGGTGGCAATTACAACAGGAACGAAACAGAAACAAATCACAATTTCGGAGGGCTTATCGAATGACGGCAAAGGCTTCAATCAGCCAGTCCGATCTTGACCGGATGGCGATCATCGCGACAAAACGCGGAGTGCCTATTGAAATGAAGGATGAAAGAGGACGAATATTCAGGGTCTACCCAACAGTGGACGATCTTAAGCAAGACAATAGCCTTGACCCCGACTTGGCATATGGCGGCAACAATTTAGAACAATGGAGAAAGCGCCGTGAAGGTCGATCTACCCGGAGTGCATCGCGTAAACAAGCGGCTGGCTGACGGCACGACAGCGACCTATTATTATGCATGGCGCGGCGGCCCAAGGATGAAGGCTAAGCCAAACACGGATGCTTTTCTTGCCGAATATTTCAAACTAACTCGCGATAAGGATGACGCGCCGTTCCAAGGACGGTTAGCCGAGATCATCCGAGAATATATCAAGTCGCCTGCGTATCAAACGCTTAAGCCCTCCACCAAGGAGGGTTACGACATCGCCATAAGAAGCATTGAGACAGAATTTTACGATATGCCTGCCCGGAAGATATCGGCGCATGGAACGCGATCATTACTGCTTCAGTGGCGCGACGAGATAGCGGAAACTCACCCACGTAAAGCAGACCTGTTTATGAGCGTTCTGCAGCGTATTCTGGCATTTGCCTATGATCGGGAAATGATTACCCGCCACCCTTTGGAAAAGGTCGAGAAGGTGAGCGACGGAACACGGCGGGATCTTATCTGGTCTGATGCTGAGATCGACGCGATGCGGTTTGGCGTAAAAAATGATCAGGGAGAGACGATAATAAAGCCAGCGTCTGAGCCGATCATTCGTGCGCTGATGCTCGCGCTCTGGACAGGACAGAGGCAAGGCGATCTCTTAAAGCTCACCTGGACGGCATATGACGGTGAAACCATTGCGTTACGGCAGGGTAAAACTGGCGCACATGTCCGCATGAAAGTTTCTGCCGAACTAAAGGCAACGCTCGATAGCGTAAAGCGGGGAAATGCCGTGACCATTCTGACAACAGCGCAGGGCAAGCCTTGGGCTACTGGCTTCAAGTCATCATGGCGAAAAGCTGTCGCCGCGGCAGGGATAAAGGGGAAAACATTCCACGACCTGAGAGGGACATTCATCACGCTTGCTTATCGGAATGGTGCATCAATTAAGCATATCGCGGAAGTGTCAGGACATTCGGAAAAGGATGCAGAAACTATCATCAGGAAGCACTATTTGGTATCAAGTGCGGCTGTGGAAAAGATCGAAAGCAGAACGGCTGCTGTAAACCGCCCAATAAACGGTAAACCAGACAGGTGACCTATGAGGGCTAAGTCCTTAATTTAATGGTCGGAGCGGCGGGATTCGAACCCACGACCCCTTGACCCCCAGTCAAGTGCGCTACCGGGCTGCGCTACGCTCCGGACCATGAAAAAGCCGTAGAATATAACCTGTTACGGCGCA